CGGCAAGCCGGGCCCGGTGCCGGCGGCAGATTCCGAGGAAGACGCCTACGGCCTGGTCGTTGAGGTCGGTGATATCGCGTGTCGCAACCTGCAGCCCATCCCAGGCTTTGTCCAGTGATGCAGACACACGTCCCACCACGCGCTCTTGCACCCAGCCTGGTGCGCCCGCCAGCTTGAACCCCGCCTCGAATTCATCTGCCGCAGCATCTCGGGCTTTGCGGGCAGCGGCCTTGGCCTCCTCAGATGGGTCAGCAACAGGCTGATCCCAAACGCGCACCTTGGCTCGCACAAAGGTGATGTCAAAGCGCACCACGCAACCCTGGGTCAGGGGCGCCTCCTTGATGGAGTACTTGTCCGCCACATGCACCCGAATCGTCCCAGCAGTGGGGTGCACCAACTCACCACCATCGGCTGGCACGTTGTGGAGCGCTGCGCGCAGGTTTTCGCGTCGGTCCTGATAGTCGGGCCCAATCACGTAGGCGCTGATGCGGATCATTTCAGCGGCCTCGCCCATGCGGGTCACGCTGGGCAAGTCCTCGAATGGATACTCCTGCACGACCAGGTTCTCGCCAGCGCTGATATCAATGCTGTCGAGCTGGAACGAAACCCCACGAAACGAAGCGGTTTTGAGTTGATCAAGCCAAGTTGCCACAGGCGTTACCTCATGGAGCCCAGGAACGATCCCGGATCGGTCGAACCGGCATCCAAGCGAACCAGAGGCATTTGTTGCTGAACAGTGGGAGAAGCGGTCACCCGATCATCAAAGACCCGGACATCCAGTGCGATCTTTCCTTCCCCCAAACCAAGCTGAGAACTCAGCCCTTGAACGCCACCCATCGTCAATAGCCCGTGCGATGAGGGCTGCATGAACTGCGTGTAGTCCCGCTGGGCGTTGGATGGCAGCATCCAGTCGTAAGCTGACTTAGCTGTAGAGACCCCTCCAAATCCGCCGATCAACCCACCAATGATCCCCCCCGCAGCGGTGCCTACAAGTGGTACAGCAGAACCGATGGTGGCCCCAAGCGCTGCACCTCCAGCCCAACCACCCCAACCACCAAAGGCAGCGGCAAACTCTCGCCCCATGCCGTGGGTTTTGCCCGCTGGTGTCAGCTTGTCATCGGTCATCACACCGTATCCGCCGATACCCAAACTCATAACAGGCAAAGCTCGTCCTCCCCACACCCTAAGCCTGGAAAGCAAGCCTGGCGCTGCGGCGCCAGCGCTCGCCGCCGCCGTCGCCGCACCGCTCCCTCCAGCCAGACCGCCCAATCCGCCTTTCACGATTCCAGCCAGCCCCATCGCCCCCAAAGAGGCTGTAGCTACTGCAGCAGCAGCGCTAAGCAGAGCTAGTCCTGTCGCACCTTGTGGATATTCTTGAGCGAGCTTTGTGGCGCCATTCAATACAGACGTAATCGTCGGGGCCAGTTTCTGAAACGCTGCATCAGCCGCTATCGCTGCCTCAGCCATCGCTTTTTGAGCTGCAATGGCTGGTGATTCTTCAATGTTGATCTTCGCCAACGTATCCAATGTACCCCCTGTGTCGGACATCGCTGTGTTGATCCACTCTTGACGATCTTTCCTTTGCGTACTCAGAGACAGGTAGCCCCGCAAAGCTTCTCTGTCTTGCAAAAATGACCCGATCCCCTGGCGTTCAAAGACTGCTTTGACAGCCTCCGAAGCAGCTTCATACTGCTTAGGATCTTTCAAGTTCGCCCCGGCTAGTATTTTCTGGACCTGCTTGTCAGATCCTGACCTGGCCAGCACCCCATCTGTCAAATTCATGAACGCTTCAACGCCGTCCATTCCTTGCGCACGACGTGCCGCGATCTCGGAAAACAGATCAATCCCCTTGCCATTGGCTCCTTTGATCTTGGCGAAGTCCTTCGCTGTATCTGTGGATAGCACCTTGCCGTAAAAGTTATCAAGAATGGTTCGAGCACTTTCTTTGCTGCCCGCGTTTTTGTAGGCCAACTGCAAGTCAACGGCTGCTGCCACGGCACCTCTCTGGCCTGTGTATCCCAATGCCCCATAGTTGCCCGACAATTCAGCCAAAAGAGGGGCCTGATCATTCAGTTCAACGCCCCCAAATTGCCCGACCCGAGAGAGCTTGGAATACACCTTGCGCATATCCGCTGTGGGTACGTTCAAACTGGATTTAAGACGCATGGACAGGTTGGCTATGTCTTTAACGGTTGCGCGAGTTGCCATCGCGGTTTCCTGCACCATAGGCAACAGCTGATCAGACTCCTTTGCATTGAAGGCGCCCGTTCCAACGAGCGTCTTGTATCCCTCTAAAGCGTCCTCTCGGGTGCCTCCAAAACGTCGCACCGAATCATTCACAACATGGCGGAGATGCCCCATTCCTGCGCGGACTTGGTCAGCCGAGGCTCCACCGTATGCCGTGGAGGCCGCAGCTCGCAATTCCTTATCGAAGTCCATCGGTTTGTCCATGAGCCGACCGGCTGTGTACAGCCCCGCAGCACCGCCCGCGACAACGCCGGGAGCGGCATTCATCCCGGTTTTAGCCAGAGATGCCAAGCTGGTTCGCAGCGCTTCGGTTCGCTTAAATGCCGTTTCAACACTTCGCCCCAACTGGTTCATGAAGCCGATCTGGCGCTCAGTCGAAGTATTGCGACTGAGGTCCAGCAGCGAGCGCTCCAGTTTGACCACGCTGTGGTCAGTACGGTCAGTGGCATCAGCCATCCGACGCTGAGCCTGCTCAACCAGCCGAGCCTCTTGTTCAGACTTCTTCCCGGCGTTGCTGATCAGGTCCAGATAAAAAGCGAACCGTGCGCTTGCAGACATGGATTACCTCCGTTGACTCAAGCGCTTAGCTCGCTGTACCAGGTACGCCAGCATCGCGTCCAACTGCCACAGCGGCGTCCACTCCAGTGAAGTCGGTGAGCATGACAGGGCCAGACTCACCTCCAGGAGCGTCTCCTCCCATTCCTTGAGCCTGGCCCTGGGGCTGTGGGGCTTTAGCCGTGTTCCCCTTGCCGCTCACGAGCTTGTCAAAGTCCTCTTGCGTGATCAGGCCGTAGCGCACCTTCGATGCCAAATTGACCAGGAACACACGCTCTTCAATCAAACCGATGTCGTGCAAAGACAGCTTGCCCAGCACGTCCAAATCGATTTCATCGAGAAGCACTTCACCACCGGCACCGCTGATCTTGGCAATGTGGCGCATCGTCAGGGCGTATTTGTGGTCCGTTCCGCTGACCAGCAGCGTGGGGCGACCATCGATGTACACAACCCGCTCAGCCAGCCGTGTAGCAATACGATCATCGGCCACGCCAATCTCGCGCAGGCGCACCTGCTTGTACTTCACGTCCTTGTCACCTACCTTCACAGGCAGGCCATCGGCCAGGGTCAACGAGAAAATGTCTTGTGTTGTCATGCTGATGCACTCAAAAGGGATGCATCAGTTTCTTGGTTCACGCCTTTCTTGGCTTGGTGAAACGCTTCACCACCAACCATGGCAACACGCAAGAGGCACGCAATAAAAAACGGGGCCGAAGCCCCGTTGATGGTGATCTCTCAGCTCACAGCCACTGATAGGGCTCAAGCACGTTGAGTTTGTACTGGATGGGCCCCCCGCCCGCAGGCCCCATCGAACCGAACGAGCAATTGGGCGCCAACACACGACGAGGTCCGTTTGGATCTTTCAGCACCACGCGGGCATTGCGGATGTTGATCAGGTCTTCTGGTTTGGTCTTGGGGCCCAGCAGCAACTCCATTTCGATATAGCGCGGCTCGCGTGAGTAGCTCTCGAAGTCTGGCCCGCTGCCTGCTGGCACCGAGTTGGCTGCAAAACCGGCAATACCAAACACACGGGCAGACCCGTCCGCAAACGGGATGGCCACGCCGTTGACTGTGATGCTTTGAACTTTAAAAAGGCTTTGATCGCTCATGACTGTCTCCTGTTATCAAACGTGGCCCGCAATCGGGTAGCTGGTGATCTCAGTCTGGTAGTGCTGTGTCACCAAAACCGGCTCATCTACGATCTTGAGCTTGCCGTTGGCACCGTCGATTTCGACCATCAGTGTGTCTTTGTAGTGAGGCATGTTTTGAACCAACGCGACCTTGCCCAGTTCGTTGTAGCAGCCCAGCATGATTTCCTCACCCAGCTCCGCCGTCATGATCTTCTGACCAGGAATAGGCTCATCGATGTACTCGGCCAGTTTGAAGCCCCGATACTTAGTCTGGAACTCGGTCACGATGAACCAGCGGTAGTAGCTCATGGTTTTGATCCAGGCCAGCTCACGCTTGCTCGTGTCTGCCGCGTCCACCACGTTCTTGGTGTAGTTGGTGACCACACGCAACAGCGTGGCGTTGCCAGCCGTATCAACAGCCAAGGGCGAACCACCAGCCAGCAAAATCAGATTGGCCTCTTCAATTTCCCAATGGTTGCCGCGCTTGGGTCCCTTGTAGCCCACCAGTGGGATATCTGTGTACGGCATAGCCGGGTCAATGGCGGCAGAGCTTTCGATCGCAGCACCGGCCTGGGCAGCGGTCTCCCAAGGCGAGGTCATGTCCTTCTTGGTGGCAATCAGGTGAACTTGCTCGCTGTTGCGAGAGTCCAGCCAGGTCAGGATGTCCGAGACGGTATTGCCACGGATGGCCGTCACCAGTTGCCCATCGCGCATATTGTCAAATGCCCAGCGCGTGGCCAACTCTTGCTCCATCGTCGCCATCGAGGTCGAGTCATGGAATGGCAGCACGATTTCGGTCCACCGCCCGTCCTGCATGGCCGCAATGACGGCTGTCAGGCTGGGGTTGGTCGCGCCACCACTCATCGCAGGAACGGTCAGGCTCAAGCCAGCGGGCAGCAAATCGTCCGGGTTATAGGTGCCGCGCAGATCGATCTCGTTGCCCGATGCACCCAACCAACGGCACGTCAGCAGCACACGGTCTTCATGATCGGCCACACCAGAGGCCACCACAGGCAGCGACGACACGGCATTGATCGCACCGATCAGCTTGAGCGCCACAGTGGCCTTTGTGTCCTGAGGGGATACGCCAACAGCCACACGAGTGCCGCCGATGTAGAGCGGCACCTCACCAGCTTCGGACACAGTCAGCCCCGCCAGGTTGACCACCAGTGTCGAGCTGGCCACGGTTGCGGTATTGCTGGGCGGCACCGCAATTACGTCCACAGGCAGGCCCAAATCCTTGTTGGCCTTGGCAGAGCGCCACATGGCCAGCAACATGGACCCCTCGCCCAGTGCGGCAACGGCCTCCGGCTCATTGCCAAAGGTCAACACTGCGTTCAACTCAGCCGCACCAGGTGCAACCGCAGCGGGCACGATCTGAGCCCAGGGCGCTTCGTCCAGAGTTGCGATGGTCGGGCTACCGGCATCGAGCTTGTGCCCGATCAGAAGCAGACGACGAGGCATGCCGCGCAAGCCTCGGATGGATCGGCTGAAATCGATTTTCGCGGCCACGAACGGCAGCAGGAAATCCAGGCTGAGCAGGTTTTGAATGGCCATTAGGGGCTCCTTTACAGGTGAGAGAAAAGTGATCAAGTACGTTGGAAGACTTGGACTGAAGCGGCCATGCGTGTGTAGTCACGATCTGCGTCAGCCGACGACATGACCTGTGCCAGGGCGGAGTTGCCGCGAATGCGCTCTGTCGTCCAAGACACGCCGTTGGACGTGTGCACCACGGTGTCGCTGGTGCTGATGACACCGACGATGCCGTAAGGCTGATACCAGTGAGCGACGGCCAACGAATTCGATGGCATGTCAACAGCAGGCAGCGACAAGGGGTTGGGGACGTAATCTGTCTCCAAAATCTTCTCGTCCATGTGCGTCCAGGTCGTCCCACTGGACGCCCGGTACACGGCTACCGAGATATTCAGCGGCGTTGACGTGCCCGCATTGGTGGCGGTCACCACATTGCCGACTTGGGTTGCCGACGCCACCGCCCAAAACTGCTGACAACGGCCATGCAGCCCCGTGTGTGCAGCTGCTGTGCCTGCAGTGAACGTATTGGCTGGGGTATCGGTGATGGTTACACCAGTGTTGGAGCCAGCATTGGTGTTCCAGTCGATGGACACCACGATCAGGTCACCCGCTTGAACATCAAATGCGGCAGAGCTGCGGGTCAGGGTGTTGCTTCCAGGACTTGGGTCAGTGGAGACCACTTGCGCAACACGAGACACCGACCCTGGGTTAGCCACGACCACTGCTGTCGCAGCGGAATGCTGAGTCTCGCCTGGGCCATAAGCATTGGACGGCGTGACGCCGTAAACCATCTCTGAGCCAATATCAGCATTGATCGGTGTGTAGGTCGCGGCTGTTGCTTCGGCTATGGCCGTCAATGCAGAAGTGGATGGATTGCGGCGATACCACTGGCGCACAAACGAAGTCGGGTCGTTTGTGTAGGCGCCGTCATTGCCCGTCAACAAAGATCCTTGCTGGGCCAGGCCCGCGATACTTGGCGGGGTGACCACCTCAGGAACGGGCAGAGACACGACAGGACCGACTGCTGGGGAATACACATCCACATAGCCACTGGTGTTGACCCCGCGAGTGCGACGTCGCAGCAGTGCCCCGACGTCAGCAGCAGACTGGTTGTAAGTCAGTGCAGTGGCGCCCCCGATATCGATGCCATCACGCTGCCAGTTACCCGACACCGTGGGCGCTGGGAACCCGGTAAAGGTGGCATCCACAGCCGTCAAGGTATGGCCCTGTTGGGCCGTTCCGCTGACGGTTGGTGCGCTCAACTGAGCCGGAGCGTTGGGCTCAAACATGGACTTCCAGTTTGTTGGCAACGCCACCTCGTACATATCGACGTATCGCTCGCCAAGCGTCGGGTGCAGTGCTGATGTTCCGTTCCAGTCACCCGGCGTGATCAACCGTGTGCCAGCCAGGTTGATCGATGCGGGAGCCTCGTTGTAGTCGGCCTTCAGCCCACCAGGCGTCTGGTTGCATGCAGGCGCAACCATCCACTTCACCGAAGTGGGGCCTTCTGGCACCAACTTCATCATGTGCAGCGTGTTGGCCAGACCATTGGACTTAATCGATTGGACTGCGTAGGTGGACACGAACACCCAGCCGTCCGCCTCATTGGTGCAGACGCCAAAGTGGTATCCAGGGAATATCCCAAAATCGTGGTGGAAGTCAATCACACCAGGACTCAAGTCAGTGTAAACATCAAGTTGGTTTTCGTTGCCGTAGCCACGATTGGGGCCAGCTATTGGGGCCCCACACCATGTATCACGTCTAGTGTCGCCATGGATGTAGTACCAGAGGCCATCCTTTGACGTCCAGCCGCTGTGGGATGCCTCGCAAGCGATACGAAATGGCGTGAAAGTAGCGGGGTTGAAGTCGATGGGCCAGAAATACGGCGCTTCAAATGCAGAGGACATATAAGCATCCTGGAAGCCAGCGTACGCGCGTGGGTGGCCAATCACAATGCCTGAACCATCCGGCGCCACTTCGATCATGTTGGGGCGATGCAGGAAGGTCGTGCGCTGCTCTTCATTGGCCGGCGCGTTGGGGAATCCAGCGATGTCGGACGGGTACATGATGTGGACCGTATCCGTGCTGACCTGGTAGTGAATGTAGGCGCGCACAACCCATGTGCTGCCGTCGTAGTAAGCGGCCATCCAGGCCCAGTGGTCACTATCGAGGCTGCTGTTGCCTTCCTGGTCCATGTAGACCTGGCGTGACACGCCCTCGGGCGTACCTGTCCAGTCAATGACCGTGGCGAAGTCTTTGATCATCGTCCGTGTGTTCGCCTGGTCACGAACATCGTCAATCATCCAAAACTGCTGACCGCGCATGTAGTACACCCGGTACGGGTGGTCCACCATGTAGTGCCAGCGGATCTCGTGATAACAGCCAATCGTGTGGGTTCCCAGACCAGTGTTGTCGTAGGCCAGGGCTGCGACGATGGCCCCTGTTTCACGGTCCATGACCAACGCGGACGTCGAGTTATCTGCAAACGCGACCACGAATCGTCCGTTGATGTTCTCGCACGGATAGCGGGAATACGCGTTGTAAAGCGCAACCCGTCCAAGCATGTCTTGGGTCACGTTAGTCAAACGGCGGATCGTGGCACCTGTCACCGGTTCCGTGACGATCTGCATCTTGTCCAACGTGTTGCCAGCCCAGTCGAAATCGATCGTTGTTGCGATACTGACGAGGAAATTACTGGTCCCGTTGGTCACTGGGATAGGCGTGAACGTCACATGGACATTGCCATTGGTCGAAAGCAGGCCATCGGAGACCGTGTAGTTAAAGTCAACGCCGCCAGTGAATCCCGTGTTTGGCGCAACCGTCACTGTCTGACTCGCGTGGAACGTGACGGTCGCATTGGTGAGCGAGACGACCGTTCCATCGGCCACGGGCGTGCCGTTGATGTGCGTGACGCTGATCGGGTTGCCCTCGACATCGTTGTCATTGCCCAGCAGGTATACATCAATCGAGTTGTTGATGAGGCCGGTCAGAATGTCCTCGCCAACGCGTGGCGCGTCATTGATTGGGGCCACGTTGACTTTGAGAGTCCCTGTTGCTTCGGCCAGGCCGTTGGAAACCGTGTACGTGATGAGCGGCAAGTTCCAATCCAGGTTAGCTCGAGGCGTCATATTCCACGACCCGTCTGCCCGCATGATGAACGTTCCAAACGGGTTCGTTGTGGACTGCACTCCGGCTGAATGCGTGACCACACCGTACTGAGTGGGGAGCGTGTACTTGGTAACGTACAAATTCCCGGTCAAAGTACTGTCGTTCGTGAGTACGTTTCCTGAAATGGGCGTGTCTTCAAATGTCGATTCGACATCGGGAGTGGTCGTTGGGTACAGGGAAATTGATCCGAGGGCTTGCTGCACCAGGCTGGTCATTGGCACCCAGGTCACCACGCCATCGACCACCATTGGCACGGTTCCGTCAACGCCGCCACCGACAGCGCCCAGCATGATCGGTCCGCCTTGGCCATCGTCCAGCCAAACAAGCAAGCCTTCTCGATACCAACCGCTCACGTCGCCTTGTTTGATCGGAGCGGGGGCAGGACCCAGATCAAGGGCCGCGTTCAATGTGACCAAAGCGGTCGCTTGCTCAGCTCGTACAACAAGGTCCTGGTTGTCTGTGCCGGGCTGGTGGTCTTTGCCATCATGTCGAATGACTTTGAGGGCTCGAATGCTGCGATAGGTTGCCATTTCAGGTCAGATCCAGTTTGTGTTCAACAGTCAGAGGCGGGACATCTTGTGGTGCCACGTCAACCGCATGGCGGGCTGTGCTTTCAATGGAGACACGGGTCAGGTCAAACATGGCTGCGGGCGAGCGAAGTGGCATGGCCGCTTGCTCCCACACCAACATCCACAGCGCCAGACCCTTTTGATCAATGGCGCGGCCAAACATGTTCTCGGCCTGCGGTTCGTCTTCGATGGCTGCGATCGCACAGGTCGCCTGATCCTGTGGCGTCCACGCGTTCAGGCCATAGGCCAGCGAGTCGGCGATGGCGGTGGCCGCCTTCATCCGCTCAATGCGATCGACATCGTTCGTCACCACAAAAGCCACGCATTTATGCAAGCGGGCATTGCGTCGACCGCCCATGCGGGTACTGTCACGGGCATCGGTCCAACCCAGCACGGACAAAAGCACCGCTGGGCAACTGAAGGACAGTCGCGCCACCTCTTCAGCATTGAACTCGCCTGCGTACTCCTGCACCGTGGGAACGGCCTGTTCGGTGAACAAGCTACGCACGTAGGCCACTTGCTGATCTAGCAACACGCTCACGGTCATACGCTACCTGCCCCGCCAATCATCACGCGCTGTTGCAGCGCACGCACCTCGGCGATCAGAAACACGCCAATGCGGCCTGCCTGACGTGGCCCCAAGCCAATCACAGGCCGAGGGATGAAGCGGCTACCAGGATGGTTCACACTCTTCCTGGGGCCAAATGGCGTTTTGAGCGCCGAGCCAGGTCGTGCGGTGATCTTGTGAGGCGAGGTCTTACCGCCAAAGTGCAGGATCGCGGCATAGACCAGGTTGCTACCAACGGCAACGCCACTTCTTGTCAGGTCGTACGTGTAGCTATCGCGCAGATGGCCACGCTCAAGCAATGTCTTGCCACCACGCGCTTGAGCCGACTTTGATTGGGGCATCGAAGAGTCATCAAAGAGCCTTTGATGGTCAATGTTGTCTAACACGTCCGAGACCAAATACTCCCCGATCTCTCGACGCACCCCCTCAAACCCGTTGGCATCTAAACGAGCCAACTCAGTCAGGAACATGCCAATGGGCGAGCGGCTGTCAAAGTTGTGGCGCACACCCTTGCCTTGAGTCATTTGATTCATGCCCGACCTCCGCCGTGATGGCCCCAATCAAATGACGACTTGGCTTTTCCGTGCCGAACCCGAAACGAGTCTTGTGCCTGAGAGACATCAGCCAACACCAGCTTGATGCGGCCCTTGGAGACGTCTTCCAACCACTTGGTCCACTGATCGGCCAGCGCTTGCATACGGTCGGTGAAGTTGTCCGCATCGTCTGCCAGACTGCATCGGGTCAAAGCCATGCAGCAATCGCGCAGCACACCCGCATTGGCGTTATCCGCCGACAGCGGCAAGGACACCACCGATCGCATGTAGCCATCCATCAGGTTGCTGGCCGTATCCAGTGCAGTTTGAAGGCGCTGCAAACCTGCATCCGTCGCGGTGGCCTGATCAGGGCTGGTGCCATCTGGATAGGCTGCGCCGCCTACTGCCACCACCAGCAAAGCCGCAGTCAGCAAGCGTTGCTCATCGGCCAACAACTGAGCCGTCTCTCTCAGGCCGAAGCGGCCAATGAATTGTGTTGGGGTAGCGTAGGACATGGTGTTGCTCGTGTGACGCGCTGTAGGTCAGTGCATGGCCCTATTCAGGACCGAGCGCCCTTGGATGCTTTGCTGGGCTGGCTCGCCTGGGCACTTGCATCGGCGCCATCGCCAACAGGCTTGGCGCTGGCCAGCGTGGCATTGGCCTTGTCCACCGAGGCCTGCAACTCGCCATTGGCGGCCTGAAGCTCGCTGACCTGTGTCTGCAGATTCTGGATTTGTGCGCTCAGCTCATCGTTGACAGACACGGCATGGCGCAAAAAGCCCTCCGCCTGGTTCAACTGTTCGACCAGAGACTCGGTGTCTGCACCAGTGTTGGCGCTCGCCTGTGGGCTTTCTGGCACTTCAGACGCTGCACGAACAGCCTTGAGGTGCTTGAGCGATTCATAGACGGGCAACGACACCTCAAAACGCTCCGTATCTGTACCAGGCACGCGCAATTGGCCACCTGATTTGACCGGCGTGAGAGCGATAACTTGAACAGTTTGTTGACTCATGATTTGAAAGGATGGAAGGGGTGGAAGAGCTGAGCTACAGGCCGCGTGACCAACCGCTGGCGTTGCGGCCTGGCTCAGGCTGATCAGCGATCAGGCTGCGGCGTTTTGGAAGAAGTAGCCCAGGTCGTTGGCCGTGACCAGCTCGAGCACGCTTTCGCCAACGCGAGCGCGTTCGCCGCCACGCAGGCCCATGTCAGGGTCGTGGATGGTCCCGGCAATGCGGGAACCCCACTGAGCCGTGTAGCCAAAGGTGATGCCGAACTGCGTGTCAGCATTCATGTTCATGTGGACAAACGCCGCGTGATTGCCCCAGGCACGCTGAGTCGATACGGCCTGGCCCTTCTTGGCCACGTTCACAAACGCCTCACCGATGTGCAAGCCTTCGAGTTCGAAGTGCTCGGCGAACTCCTGCTTGGTGATCGTGCCGCGTTCATTGCTGGCACCCAAGATGGCCTTGACCAGCTTGGGGTGACGAGACAACGTAGACCAGACACGACGACCCAGGATGCTGTGATTGGGGCGCATCACCATGCTGTCCAGCGCATCTTTGATGTCGTAATCAGGATCGCTGTTGACGAAGTCACTCCACTGATCAACGCCAGCGAGCGTTTGCTTGTTGGCTGCGCCATAGCTGCCAGCATTGAAATACAGGTTGGCCACGCGCACTTCACGGGCCAGGGCCAGCAGCTCAGTGACGCCTGTGGTGGCGCGCAGTCGAGGGTCAGGCAACGCCGTATTGCCGTTGTTGCGAGCGGCCTGCCAGTTGTCCATGTCCTGTTGAGGAACCGGCGCATCCAGACCGTGATCGACGGTGGAGGCTGGGACCTCTTCCGAGCCGAACTCCACTTCGTTGGGCTTGCCCTTGCGGCCCACCTTGGTTTCTGGGTACGTCAGGAAGTCGCCCTGCGCGAACTTCATGTACGCAAATTTCTGGCCATCGGTCGGCACACGAGGGCAGACGGTGTCGGCGATCAAGGCGCCATTGCGGTAGGCCACCGCCACGGCGGTCATTGCTGCGTTTTGCTGAAAGGGTGCTTTCATTGGGGCACTCCAAATAGAAGGTTAAAAGGTTGGCTGGGAGACTGAGAGCGCTGGATCAACCAGTGATCTGGCCCGGCGCACGCAGGTAGCGAATCACGTCATTGGCAGCGCCGCCTTGCATGGCAAAGCCAATGATTCGGTGCTTCACGCCTGCAGCCGGGTTGGCGTAAACGCCTTTGCCGTTGGCATCAGACGTGATGGCCTGGCCCAGGCTCACGGCGCCACCGAGGACGACCTCTGATTCAGGGCGCAGGTCCAGATCGACCATGTCAGCCGCAGGCGTTGCCAGGCTGTCAGCGGTGCCCAACAGCAGATCGGTCGGGCCCGCAGCCTTTACGGCTGTGTCGTCCGCGCTACCAGGTTTGAGGATCAGAAAGGCCGCGATGGCCGCTTCTGCCTTGAGGCTCTTGAAAATGCTCATCGTTGGCTCCTTGTTGCCTTGAGTTGAAAACCGCGCTCAGGCCTGAGCCGCCGTGCGCGTGATGTGCTCCACGGCCAGCTCAATGCTCACCGTGTTGCCCTTTGTTTGTTCGTCGGCCTGGTACTGACGGGCCTTGGCCGCAATCGCGGCGCCATCGTTGACGTCCAGGGGCGTGGTGTGGTCCGCGTCTTCAGCGCCAGAGCGTTGACCCAACTTGAGCGCTGGCGCCATGCCCGAAACAAAGGAGGCAAACCAATCAGCAGGGGTCTTGCCTTGCTTGTTGCCGTCTGCAGCGCTGAACTCAAACGAGCCAGCCGGGGCGATCGAAGCCATGAACTCAGCCATACCCTCCTTCATCGCTGGGGTCACGATGCCCGCAGCGGCCCACTTCTCGATTTGGTTGTCGATTCCTTCACGCAGGCGCATCGAGCGCAGCTCTGCCAGTTCGGCACCTTGGGCAGCAAACTGTTGTTCATTGACTGAGCGGGCGCTTGCCTCGCCATCCTCGCGAGCCTTCTTGATGGCCGCATCGAGCTGTTCTTGGGTGAACGTTCCCATGCTTGGATCTCCGTTTGGGTTAGGGGAAGTGAAAACAGGTGAAGAGCCCATGCGAGCCTTTTCTTCATCGAC